GGCGGTCACCAAACCTACTGTTTATATTTGATGGAACGTTTCCACCTTTACCTGTGGTTGAAACAGTTTTAGCACCCTTACCTTTTTCTAAAGGGTCACCACCAAACATACCCAAGAGATCGTTGATTGGCCCCATAGCCGAACTAAATAGGTTTCCAAGACCTCTAGTAAGTGGATGTCCACGTGTACTAATTCGTGCTCCAATAATGGCAGACGTCAACTCTTCAATTTTTGTGGTCAACGTTTCCATCTTTTGAGTGTTACGTTCCATAGACGCATAGTTATCTTTTTGTTTGTTGTAGAACGATTCAGCACGTTGTTCTCGTCGTACGTCTGTCACTTCACGTTCTGTAGCAAAGTTTCCTTCAATACCCATTGTCTTAAGTTGATCACGGTTTCCAGGGTTGTACATTCCCTGTTTACCGCCTGTCTTCTTTTGGTATTGAATGTTTTCCATTGCATACTGAATAACAATGTCTTGCATGTCTTCAGGTACGCCCATAGCGGTAAGGCGGGCACGGGTCATAGAACCAGGTTGCAAAGCACCTTTAACTACACGTTCATTAGTAAGACCAGCGCCACGGACAATTGCTTGAATGACCTGCATTGGAGAACGTTGTTTACCACCAGGGCCGTAAATACCTGTTCCCAACGTCATGGTCATACGGTTGTTTACTTCTGGGGAAGCCATGGTTGTAATCATTTGGTTTACGTCAGAAGTACTTAAACCATAACCGCTGATTGTTCTAATGGCTTCAACGCTTCTTGACATCATCTGGGCATTAAGACCAGTGTTTGCCTGCAAGCGAAGCATCTCATTAATACCGCCAGGGCCTAGGCGGAAGTTGTTAATTGGTTGCCTAAAGCGGTTGTAGTTAGTTTGTTGACTAATGCCATACATCTGTTGATACATGACACTTTGTCGGTCGTTAACCAATGACGATGAATAACCTGTATCAATACGGGCATCCATCTTTGCCATTGCTTGTTGCATTTTGTCAAGTTGAGATTTAACAACTTTGGCAACAGCGGCGACTGCGGCTCCTTCAGGACCAGCCATAGCCATAGCCGCTCCCATCCCGCCACCACCGCCTCCTCCACCAGCGGCTTGTGGCGAGGCTCCTGTTCCTCTGACCATAGCCGCACTCTGCATAATGGCATTGTTGGTTGCACCTGCTGTGCTTGTAGCGGCATTAGTACTGCCAGAAGACATGCCTTGTACAGCACGAGTGGTGTTACTTGCGGCAGTATTTAACTTTGTGATTTCCTCACGAAGTTTGATAACTTTCTTAGTAAGGTCATCGTACGTGGTCATCCACAAACGGGCTACAGATTTATCTAAGCGAAGACCTACGCTTGCGTTAACGCTGGCAGTGTTACCTGTTCCTGAACGTGACTGTCCACCAAAGGCGCCATTACCTACACTACGCTCTTCAGGCATGTTTCATCAGTCTCCAGAGTTACGCCATTTACCCATTGCCGACCAGTACGTTCGTTGACGCACCGTCATGTTTTGTATGTCGTTGAGCGTAAAGCCCTTGTAAACCGTAGCGATCAGATCGTATTCCCAGTATATATGAACCAGATTAACCAAATAAAAGGGATGCCCAATCAAGCACGATATTTAAGTCTTCTCCACACGTGGCGCACTGGGCATTCACCTCCCCAATTTCAGGGCCTGGCTGGCTGTCCAACAAGACTTTGACGAGGGCATTTCTATCCTTTAGTCCAAGGTTTTTAGCCCACTCAATTGGGTTATGCATTACTGGTTCTTGTATACAACGTGCCAACATCAAAGTGTTCTGCTCCGCTGTGGTTTTTGCCTTCTTTGCAACTATCTGGCTGTCCATGCCATTAGGCAAACGCATCTTAATGGCTGTGCCATCACTGAGGGTGTACTCCAAAGGAAGTTTGGCATCATGCTCAACTTCACGGTTTTTGAAAGTGTCTAGAGTAATAATCACATCGTTAGATGCTTTACAAGACATACATTGAACTTGGTACTCACGGGTGTTTCCGTAGGTGGCTTCAATGATCTTCAAAAAGAGAATGTCACGATCACCGATAATAAGGTTTTCAATAACTGAAGGGTTCTCTGCAACGCTTACTGACCCTACAGATATAACAGCCCGTTTAAGCAGAAACGTCATGTACTCGGCGTACACGACGTTCCTACTATCCATAGATGCTAGGGATTCTTCATCAAAGCCATTGAGTTCACGAACCTTGGCTTCGGTTTCCCATGAGTTAGTTTCTTGATTAAAAACTCCACGAATAAGTTCAACACTTGTTGTTGGGGCTTCTTTAATCTCAGGTACCTTCTCACTAAGAGCGGCATTGAGTGCGTCAGCCTGTTGCTTTTGATCCATCTTATTGTGCTCCTAATTTAAGTTTTTAATTACTTGCTGGCGAGGTCTTCTGTTCCATTCCAGTCAATGTAGAAACCTTCGTGGTGTACTGTCATTGATTGAATCAGGATACCATTGTCTCCTGCGTTCAAATCGGTGAGAGCATACGCACCAGGCCATGCATTGTAAAGTTTGAATTGAAACTTAACATTACCAGGAACTACAGGCTTCTGATCGCCAGTTGAGCCACCGTCCCATTGGTAGTTGAGTCCAGCCTGTCCAGCAACTTCTGTAGCCGTGTGTGGGTGGTCATAAACTTTAACTAGAATGTCACAGCGGTAGTCGCCTGCGCCATTGGAAAGTCCTGGTTCACCAGCAACGCCACCACCCAACCAAGCATGGAGGAATTTCTGCCACTGGAACAGTTGTCCCTGACCACTGAAAGCACCACGTGCAAACGAGACAGGAGCAAAGTCTGACTGTGCCACCATCTTGTGTGGGTGGGTGTTCATTCCACCTTCACGGTACGAGATGATTTCGTTGGTTACTGAGATACCACTTACTTGGGCAAACCCAAGTTCGCCAATTTGGCTGATGTAGTTGGAAAGGTTTCCACCTGCCACCTTTGGAATGATCTGGACACGAAACTTAAAGTTTCTGAGTGGATCGGTGCGAAGGGTTGTTACGGTCATGTCTTAGATAACTCCTTGAATTAGAGGGTTCCAGCGGAGCCGTTGCCAGCCCACTGTGTGAGGTTGATTACAACGAATTCGGCTGGGTACTGCAATGCGACACCAACCTCAATGTTTACGTATCCGTCTTCAATACTTGCTGACGTGTTGTTTGACGAATCGCAAATGATGTAGAACGCACTAGAGGCGTTTGCACCCTTCAGGTTTCCTTTAGCCCAGAAATCGGTAAGAGTGCTGGACAACGAAACCTTGATGCGATCCCACAAACGCTCATCGTTTGGCTCAAATACTGCAAACTGTGTTTGAGCATCCAAGACAACACGGAGGTACGAAAGGGTACGACGGATCGTGATGTACTTGTCTGGGCGGTTCTTAGCCAATGTGCGAGCACCGTTAATAACGGTTCCACCACCTGCTACCAACTTCAGACAGTTCACGTTGTTTGTGGTGTACAAAGTTCCTTGATCTGCATCTGAAATGTTTGCTACCAAACCATAAACGTTTTGCAGATCTAAGAAGTAACCAGCAGGAGCCTTGGCTACACCACGGAGGTTCTCCGAACGTACGTATGCTCCAGCAATCGCTCCACCTGCGTAGGTGTCACGGATAGCGGTTGGACCACTCTTTGATGGGTCATACATCTTCAGCGCTGGGAAGTACACAGCACCAAATCCACCGTTGCTGGTGCTATAGCCAGAAATGGCGGTCTGTACATCAGCCTTGGTGGTTGCTGTGAGTGCTGAGTCAATGATGACGAAAGCATCTCCACGACCTGCCGCATAAGCCAATGCTTGGTTTACACGAACGCTGGAAGTCTGACCAACAAGGTTGATCAACAATGGTCCACCTACTGAATCCAAGTTGGTAACAGCGGTAGCCCATTCGGTGTCTGCACTCACAGCACCTGGGGTAACTGCATCCGAACCACCAGTCAATGAGAATGAAGTGACGTAGTCCGCAACTCCAATTCCTGAAACAGTAATTGTGGCGTTGCTTGCAATGGTTGCAGGGGTTCCCTGTACCTTTACATACGAAGAATAAAGTTCAAGAACTGTCTTGAAGTAACGGCTTGAGGAAGCATCAAACGACAACTCTTGCCAACGCTCTACTTCAACAGATGAACCACCACGAGTCTGGCTAATAACCAATGAGAACAGTGACGAAGCCTGTACTTTTGGTGCTGTTGAAACGTCTGCCAATGTGTTTGGGTCAAACGAAAGGGTTACTGAGAGGCTGTCTCCCCATGCACCCTTTGAAGCGGCTTCCAAAACAAACATGGTGGAAGCGGCTGATGCACCAGTCAAAGTTCCTTGGAAGGTGTATGACGATGCTACTGCGGTCGTGTCAAGCACTCGTGACACATAAGCGTCACGTCCACCGTTTGCAAAGTAATGATAAACGGCATAACCCGTATCATAAGTTTGCGACAATTCACCAAACTTGGACTTGTAATCATTCCAAGAGGTGATGAGTGTCGGTGTAGCAGGACCACGTTCTGCGTAGCCTACAAAGGCGGCAGCAGATGTAGCGGTCCGTGGTGCGATGTTACTGGTAAATGGAGTTTCACGTACGTAAACTCCTGGGCGATCGTATGCCATTTTTACTCCTAAATCAGGGGTGACTTACAGGGATTCAAATTAATTTGTCTGTTCAATTGTAGTTGAAACAGTAGTTACTTTCTTGAGACCGATTAGTGCTGAGGTGGTAATTTCAGAGTTCATTTGTAAAGTGTATATTTTGCGGAAAATACGCTTACGGTAACCAGCCTCTGGGTCCAGAAGGTCGGCTGTTGACCAATCTAAAAGGTCCAACCTTCGGGACGTTCCGTCCGCCCCCACAATGATTGAACTGTATTTAAATGGCACAACGTTTGTAAGCATTTGTGCGGCTAGTTGTCGGTCATGTATGGCACTTCTGGTAAACGTAGAAACTTGGTATAAAAGGTCTACAGGAGTAAACTCCGTAGTACGGTAAAGGTCATTGCCTGCTAAAGGCGGGGAACTAGCCGAAGAGGTGCTAGGCCAATAATTGAGATTGTTTGGATGCCCAGCCCTGTCGGTATACAAAAAGGATTCGGAATGCTGACGGTTGTTTGCATGAATAATATCAATTAGTTCAATAGTGATAAATGGGTAATGTCTTTCAGTTTCACCTTCTGGGTACCTAAAGAACACTTGAACGGGGCGAGCGGCATCACGGTCATCTGAAACAGTCATACCGCTAAAATGAAGTTTGATGGCTTCGTCTTCAGCAAGGATGAACCCCTGTTTCATACCTTCTCCAAGCCCTTCTTGATTTCTCGTTCAAGAACTTTCTGAATGCGGTCAGCACCACGAACCGCTGATTTACGCAGTGTGGCTTGTGGATTAGATGTAGGACCACCGTATTCGGTTTCAATAGCCGCATCTCCCATAGCCGTATACACAAACCTTGAATTGTCTACGTCATAGGTAACGTTGGCAGTTGCTTCAATACCTTTGTCTACATAGTTACGTTGTAAACGATCTTCTTCATCCAGCATGGCGGCGGCAATAGCGCTGGCAACGATTGAAGGAAGTTGAGTTGTCTGGCGCATCATACGGTTAAGCACGTAAGGCTCACCTGACAAAAACGGTCTAGAACTTGATGGCGTAGGCGTATTAAAGCCATTCATAGGGCATCCTTAAGTTCTAGGCGTTGGACCTCTTGGCGCTCACCAAGATTGATTTAAGTTTATCAAATACTAGGCAACGCTGTAGGCCAAGGCAGGTTCTGAATACCCATTGCTGATGGACCTGGATCAAATGGCATTTCTTGATTTATATAAACTTCAATGCCTTCAACTACAACCATTACGTCATCACGCAAACGACCACGCACACGGTAGGTGGCAATACTGAAATAGCGACCGTCGTACAAAAACATGTCGTTCAAATGCTTTTGATATTCGTAAGGGTCGGTTATTCCAGCATTTCTAAAGTCTTCAATAGAAGCCACAAAGTTGGTAAGTTCCACAGGCTGACGACCTTCAGGGATGGCTCGCTTTTGGTCTTCAGTTTCAGTAATCATCAGGGTAGGGATGATTACACCAGACTTATATTTACGACCACCTGTTCCTACGACGCCTTCGTCATAGACGTCATCAAAGATTGTGCCAGCGCTGGCTGGAGTGGTCTGTGGGAGGTACTCAAACCACACCACTGTCTCGCCGTAGTTTCTCGTGTATTCACGATAATGACGGCGGATTTGGTTTACTTCACGCCGAAGATCCATTAAAAGTACGTATTGTTGACGTAGCCTTGTTGAGGCTCCATGTCCACATATACGTCCTCACGCAAGTTGTCAATTGGGTCTTCTTCCAATTGGATGATTTCCTTATCGTTATTTGGGAACACACGTTCGGTCGGACCGTAGTCTCCAAGTTCCTTAGCCTTAAAGATAGGTACGTAACGGTTAGTAGTGCGAGATACACGACGCAGATTGAATATTTCAATTCTGTCAACACCAATGTTAAGAGCACGAGCCTGTGTCTGGTATTGGTTACTCCAATAAGCAAGGAGGCTCTGAACCATGCGGAATCGTTGGCTGGCAGGAATATGGATGGACTCAGACGTCATAACGTCAATATCACGACTGAACTCTGACATCAAAGCACCTAGTGCTTCTACAATGCATCCAATACCAATAGTCTCAATAATTAATTGAGCCATGTTTTCAAGAGGGATCTCAAGACTAAAGGTGTGCTGAGAAATCGCTTGCTTGGCATAGAATTCAAGATCTTTAGGGGATACCCACTCGTAGTGGTAACCCTCAATCATGATCTTGGCATTAGATGCAGGAGTTGTAGCCAGTCGGAGAATACCGTTACGGCTGTCTAAGGAGTACTGAGCGGTGGTTAGTTCGCTGACAGAAGCGCCAACATTGGTAGCAACCCATAAGGTGTCAGCATCAATGTTAGGGTGACCTAACTCATAGGTGCGCCCAACGGTGTCAAAAGAGACTTGAAAGAACTTAGGGAAGTCTCGGAGGTATGTCCGTGCCACTTCCATTACGTCATCAAGGATCTGTTGGGAGTAGATAGACATGCTTACAGTTTACTTCAAATTACTGATCTCCTGAGCCAGCCCCAGGAACAGTGTCACGTGTTGGCTGATTTACCTCTGGTTGTTGTTCTCGGTGGCGATGAGACATAGTCCCCAAAACACGGGTAATGTCTGCAACCGTTCCTGTTGGTTTAGGGATAGGGCGCTCTAGGGTCATTTAAAACCACCTTCCAATTTAGCCCTTTGGTAGTTAGCCCAAGGACCATTCATAAAGTTATTAAACATAAAAGCGGCGTTCATATAAGCATTAAGTGTTGGGGACATATGGGACAACCCATCCTCAAATGCTTCGCACAGTTCATCAACAGATGTGCGTAGATTATCTATGATGTGTGCTTTAAGTTCTGGCATGAATCCAAAGTTTGTTTCAGCAATTTCAATTAATAAATGAGGTTCTTGTACCGTAACGTACTGTGTT